GACGTATGATGCCGGGGTTGCTTCGGGCGAATCCTTATGCGATAGGTGCAGAACTCGCAGGTTTAATCTCTCCCGGTGGAGCAACCTATGACCATGCCCTTGACGAGAATTGGAGGGAAATGCGGGAAAAGTCTCCTGCGAATAAGGACAGGTATATGACTTGGGACTTTAAGGGGAACAGACCGGGGAGAGAATATTCAAAAGCAAATCGGTTTTTAGCTGATTGGCGACTGCAGAAACTTAGTAGAAAGATGAAAAAGAATCCTAATCTGCCTGCAGGTGCAAAAAAGGAATTCACTGAACGCATTGGTAAAGCAAAAAAAACGCCTTTAGTTTTGTACCACGGGACACCCAAAGCATGGACTGATAACCAAATCGACAAGGCTAAATTACAAAGCAGGGATTATGGTTGGTTTGGAAGTGGGTTCTACACAACTCCTGACCCTGAACTAGCAGGACAGTATGCGAATATAGATGATAGCGAGGAGGGACGAGATCAATGGAGAGATAAGGATGGTGTGTATCGGACTAAATATGAAGCAAACGTAATGCCCATTTATGCAAACATTCAAGACCCTTTTAAGTTTGGTGATGTGACTAATAAAGACCTAGATAGGATAGAACGAGTTTTGAAGTTTTACGGTCATAAAGGTATCAGCAAAAAAGTGAGGAAAGAATTGACAAAACCTTTCTCCCAAAGAGCAGTAGGACAACACTTAGAGAATTGGGCACAATTCCTTCCCGGTGGAGAACAAGAGGGGGGTGGTGTTAGCGGAATGGGAGAAAAGGGGGACATGACAACACTCTTAAAACTAGCAGGGTACGATTCTGCAATTGGTAATTATAGTCCCCTAAGCGGAGGTTACCTTCAGGACTCTTACCCGACTATGGAAATAAATCTTTTTGAACCAAACCAAGCAAAGTCTATTTTTAATCAAGGGACATGGAATCCTTTAACCGAAGATTTACACACTAACTTAGGAAGTTATTTAAATGCCTCTAGTACCACTTAAAGTCCCTCCCGGTGTTTGGAAGAACGGGTCAGAGTATGAAGCAAAGGGCAGATACTTTGATGCAAACCTAGTACGTTGGAAAAATGGCAGACTTAGACCTATCGGAGGGTGGAGATTAATCAACACGTCAACGATCCTTGGAAAGGGACGTTCAATGATTGCGTGGAGGACTAGTTCAGGGAATCGATATATTGCAATAGGAACATCATCAAATCTTTATGTTTATGCAGGTGCAACTTCAACACCTTCAACTGTCACTCCCACAGGTTTTGTCGGAGGTAATGAAATCGCTCAACAAGGTGTGGGTTTCGGTGCAGGACCATACAACGGAGAGAGCGTCAACCAAACCTATACTGCATCTACTATTTCTGCTGATACTTCGGATGATAGTTTTAATGATAGTGCTAGTGGTTTTAACACTTCTCATTTCGGCATTGGTGACTTAATACAAGTCAGTGGTTTTGATCAGACTGCAAACAATAAAACCTATTCTAGTTCACATAGGATTACTGCAATAACAACAGCTAAGATAACAGTAGATTCTGACCTAACAACTGATGCCAATCTATCAGAAAATGACATTACTATTTCAAAAGCAAGAGCATATGGTGACGAGGATTATGCAGGAGCAATTGAAGGCACCACCGCAATTACAACACAAGTAGCACGTTGGTCTTTTGACTTGTGGGGTGACACCTTAATCGCATGTTGTAATTCAGACGGGAAAATTTATAAGTGGGACGAAGGTGATAGCACTGCATCACTAGCAATCGATGACGATAGTGATAATGCAGTTTTGACAGGAGTTGAGACAATTTTAGTGACACAAGAACGTCATTTAATGGCATTTGGACCCTCAGATAATGAGAGGAAGATTCAATGGTCAACACAAGGAGGGTATTCAGCATATACTTCTTCAGTAAATCATGCTTTTTATCCTACACCAACAAATTCTGCAGGCGATTTTGAACTTGAGACATTAGGAACTATTCAGGGTGCAACTAAAGTAGGTGGAAGCATCATCGTCTTCACTGATGTCGATGTTCATTTAGTACAGCATATTGGAGTACCTTATATCTTTAGTAGAAAGAAAATAGGATCTGCCTGTGGGATTATCGGCCCAAAGGCATTTGTAGTTCAGAAGGGCACATGTGCATGGATGTCTAATGGTGGGTTTTTTGTTTATGATGGTACTGTCAGAGAACTTCCTTGTGATGTGAATGATCATGTTTTTGACAACATCAACAAAACACAAAGCGTATTAACCTTTGGGGTTTCTAATGCAAAAAACAATGAGCTTTGGTGGTTTTATGTAAGTAAGAATGCAACGGAAGTAGACAGTGCAGTAGTTTGGAACTATGCAGAGAATTGGTGGACAATCCACAAACTAGATAGGACTGCAATGATTGATGTAGGAGTTTTTGATCAACCTATAGGACTTAACAGTTCGAACAACTTATTCATGCATGAACAAGAAAGAAGTAACACGGGAGTGAGGTTAGACAACGTCACAGTTCCGATTACTGATGCACAACTTTCTGATACCGATAGAACGCTTGCTTTTGGTATGCCCGAACTCGATGAACGTGAAGAAGCATTCACGTATGCAGAGACAGGAGCAATCGAGTTTGGACAAGGTGAAAGAGTAGTACATGCAAAACAGATTATTACTGATTCATCTGCAGGAAACAAAGGTGTGAGGTTCAAAATTAAATCAAGATTCACACCTGATTCCTCGCAATATCAAAGTTCAATTTACGATTTGCAAGATAGTGGTTTCACAGATGTAAGAGTGACAGGAAGACAACTTACTTTGAGGATAGAAGCACCCTTTGACCAAGACTTTGAAATTGGTGATCTTAGAGCTAGTGCAACACTAGGAGGCAAACGGTGAGAGAGATACCGCAGATTGATTGGGGTAATTCAAACAGGGAACTAACAGAAGACCTAAACGAGTTCTACAAGGGTGTAAAAGAAAACATTGATGACTTGCAAGAGAATGCATTCAAAAAAGACAGAGATAACTTTGCAAGGAATGCATTGTGTTTACGGTCACCTGACGGCACTTGGTATAAATTAACGGTAAGTGATGGTGGTACAATCTCATCGAGTAGTATACAACAAAACTCTGCAGGAGAACCAACACAAACCTCAAACCCTTATGCCACCTGATTGGTTTGTTGAACTTGAGCGATGTAAAAAGTTTTTACTTCCTGTTTTCGATAGGTACGATACGTACACTTGGGAAGATGTAGTTGATAATGTGAGGACAGGTCATTGGTTGTTATACTCAAGACCTAAGTGTGCATTACTAATTGAGATCATAAAGTACCCCCGCAGAAAAGTACTTTACATTTTAGCAGGTGGTGGTGACTTAAAAGAGATACTTAAAACAGATGATGATATTGATTCAATTGCAAGAGAAACCGAGTGTGACAGCATCGAAATTAGAGGTAGGAAAGGTTGGGAAAGGATTGCAAATATTCATGGACCTGAATACAAAACTGCATACATTGTAATTAGAAAAGAACTGAAGGACTAAGTATGGGAACAACAACAACAGGTGGATTAACAGAAAACCAAAAACTTCTAGAAGGGGATCTATATGATCTTTGGCAAAATCTTCCTGACACAATGCCTGAGTATAGTGGGGATAAGTTCTCTGACTTCACTGATATTGAAAAGGCAACATTAGCAAAGTTATCTAAAGGCGGAGGTTATGGTTCTGTTTATGACAAAGCATCTACCAACTTAGGGTTAGCACAAGATGCAACTAAAGGGGTAATGAACTATGGTACTTCTGACCTGTCAAGAGACACTAATGCCCTGATGAATCCCTATCAGAGGGATGTTGTTGAAGCAACTAAAAGACAGATGCAGGAGATGTCAGGAGGACTCGCAACAGGAGTGGGTGCAGATGCATTTAGTCGAGGGGCAGGTGGTGGTTCTAGACAAGACATGGTGAACCTGCAAAACAACTTAGGACTTAGTAGGCAATTTGGTGGCATTGCAGGTAACCTAAACATGCAGGGTTACAACAATGCAATGATGAATGCAAGGGCACTTCAACAACAAAAACTAAGTGGTGCAAGTCAGTTTGCAGATCAAGCGAATCAGCAACTAGGTTTGGGTAAAGGTAAGCTAGATACATACTACAAAACTGTATTAGGTTCTGAAGGACAGATTAGGGGGATGAAAGACAAAGGACTAGATGATAAATACAAAACATGGCAACAAAAACAAATGTTCCCTTGGATGAAAGGTATGTATGGTTCAAAACTGTATAGCAGTATGCCACTTATGCCTGAAACAACTACTACAACCGAACAATCTGAGAGGAGTGGGAAATGACTTTAACTGCACAAGACCTAGAACTAACAAAACGATTCAACGAAATGCCTTATGAGTTCTTTCAGAGTTATATAAACAACAACGAAACAGGACCACGACTTCAGGCATGGGCAGAAAAAACTAATTACGTTCACCCTAGTGCGAGTGAACCTGCTCAGAACTTAGGAATAGGTAGTCCACCCACTGAGGTCATGTCATCTTCTGCAGGTGGTGCGGGAGATGACTTCGCTTATGTCAGTTCACGGCATCCACTAGCATATGCACCTAGTCAAGCAAGTATGCGTACACACCCCTATGTGGGGAGTTCTGATTGGGATGGTGAAAAATACCCTCGTCCTTATGTGGACACAGGTTTTGGGACAGGGGGGGGACACCCCTCCACCGATTACATTAATTCACCACCAACTTCAGTCATGGCACCTAATACACCTGTTGAATCTTCGGCATCCCCTAATGACTTTTACGGAGGGGATAATGTGGAAAGTATAACAGGTGACGAGGGAGGATTATTAAGTGACTCTGCACCACCTGCAGAAGGGGGTACGACTGCAGGACAAGGACATGCTTGGGGTATGGCAGGAAACACTGTAGGAAACATGATTGATACACGAGACAAGGAACTTGTGGGAGGTACCCAAGGTTCTCAAAGCGGATACCTGAAGGGGGCACTTAAAGGAGCAGGAGCAGGTGCATCAATTGGGACTATGATTGCTCCCGGTGCAGGTACAGCTTGGGGTGGTGCAATTGGAGCAGGAGTGGGACTGCTAGGTGCTTCTCAAGGGTACTTCGATTCTCGAACTCCACCACAAACAACAACTCAAACTATAGCACCTATAAGGGGTAGTGGGTTCGGTGGACAAAGCACATCTCTATTCGGATAACATGGATCAATTCAACAATTATTTAAGCCAATACTATCCCCTACTTACACTAGGAGGAGTTCCACAAAGAGCAAACCAATATAGGGATGCAGAACGTGGTGTCCCCTACTCTGATAGAATACCTAGCAGA